AGACCACACTCGCTGGAGAGACTGGTGGCTACGGTGGCACAACCCAGCTAGGTTAAATGGACGGCACTCACGTCATCGCTAGGCGTGACAGTCTTCGTCAACTACGCACCCCGCATGAGCAACTGTGGGACGAGGTAGCGGAGCTGTCAATGCCGAGAAAAATAACTGGGGCTAGTCAAGGCAGCTTCCCCAGCATGATTGACTCTGCTCAACTGCATGATGCAACGCTACGCATTGCATGTCTCCAGTTGGCCAATGGTTTCTGTTCTTTGGTCACTCCCAGAGAGGAGGTGTGGCACAACCTTGCCCCGCCAAAGGGACTGGAGGATAATGATGCAGCCATTAAGTTTTATCGTGAGTGTTCCGAGGAGATCACCTATCGGTTAGATCAATCTAACTTCTATACGTCCATTCAAGAGACCTACCTTGACCGTGCCAGCATGGGGACGGCTTGTGACTTCAGCGAGTGGGATGAGGAGTATGATAATCTCAACTTCCGTAACCTGCCAGTGGGGACTTACTTCATTGGGCAGGATCATCGTGGCAGATGTAATGAGGTGGTCTACGAAGTGTGCTACACGGCACAGCAAGCTGCGATGGAGTTCGGCATTGAGGAGCTGCCAGAGAAGCTCCAGAAGGAGGTCAAAGACCCAAAGAAAAACGATCTTCATGAGTTTCTTATTTATGTCTACAAGACAGATCCTTGGGACGCTGATCAGTCGTTTCCGTTCAGGATGTGCTGCGTCCATGAGGAGAGCAAGAAGACGGTCTGGGAACAGGGTTATTATGAAATGCCAGCCCACGTCACACGCTACCTCAAGTGGGGAACATCTCCCTATGGATTCGCACCAACATGGATAGCGTTGCCAGAGGCACATAAGCTGTCACTGCTCCAGAAGCAGATGGATGTGCTGGCTGAGAAGGCTGCTAACCCACCTATCCTTGCACCAGCCAGCCTTGAGGGTGAGATTGGTGTGGGTGCGTTGGATATCACCTACGTTAACGATATCGACCCTAACAGGTCACCACGGGAGTGGGCAACACAGGGACGCTACGATATAGGTCAAGATAGGATCGCTGAGAAGAAGAAAACCATCCAAGAGATCATGCACGGTGACTTGTTCCGTTTGTTTGCACAGATCGAGCGCACCATGACAGCTACAGAGGCTACACTGCGTGAGGCTGAGAAGGTGATGCAATTCTCACCAACATTCTCTGCACTAACAAGCGAGTATTTAGATCCCAAGCTGAAGCGTATCTTCGGCATTTTGTGGAGACAAGGCAAGATGCCACAGCCACCAGAGGAGCTACTGGCAGTGCTTGGTGGTGATGGAACATCAGTTCCGATCCCATCCGTGGTCTACTCTAACAGGATTTCATTGGCTATCAAAGCCAAGCAAAATATAAACTACGCTGAATACCTAGCCATCCAGCAGCCACTGGTTGAGCAAGACCCAAGCATCTTGGACAACATGGATGCTGACGCTCAGTTCCGTGACGGATGGCGCAACGCTGGCTTGCCAGAGGATGGTTTACGCAAGGAGATGGAGGTAGAGGAAACACGCATGGCACGACAAGAGCAGATGGCTCAAGAGCAAGCCATGATGCAAGCACAACAGGCAGCAGCTACAGCTAAGGATGCAGCAGCAGCCAATGGTGGGCAGTTACCAGAGGAGTTGATTTGAAGATAATATTTCTATATGTTCTCCTAGTTGCACCACTACTAGGGCAGCAGTTTTCTCTGTTTGAGGGTGATGGGGATGCTGGTGTTGATTTGTCGTTTGAGCTGGAGCAGTCTGGGGGCAACCTTGATTTCATTATTAGCAACAACTCCATCATTAATGCTGTCGTTACCAAGGTCGCTTTCGAGGATAACAGTGACATATTAACCAGTATTTCACTACCACCTCATTGGTCAGTGAACAACAGCTTAAATATCTCTGGATCTAATAACATCGGTTTCTCTACCACACTGGGGATTGTTGCTGATCCACCACCAGTTATTAGTGGAATCCATTCTGGCGAAGATCTGACGCTGTCACTTGCCCATGTCTATCTTGGGGATTTTGTGCCAGCAATAAATGATGGCAGCATCCGTGTTGCTATGCACGTTCAATCAATAGGTTATGACGCTATCTCGTCATCGTATGTAAACACAAAGGTGAAGCCAGAGATTTCAACATCCATGCTGGGGGCTGTTGGTTTGGCTGCCACCATCTTCAGGAGAAACCGTAAAATATGAGAGGTATACCAGTAAATGTAGCCAAGGCTGCTGAGAAGGCATTTAACACGGATGAGGGCAGAATGGTCATTGACTACCTGTCAAAAGCCGTGGGACTAACAGAACGCACATTCATTCCAGATCCAAATGGTGGGGTTGATCCTTTGCGTGCTGCAATTAAAGATGGTGAGAGGGCTATCGTCTCTCTCATTGTCAAACTACAACATGGAGAAACAAACGATGAGTAAAAAAATACGACTAACAGAAGATGGCTGGGCATACCTTGGAGACAAGCATATTGCCACAGTCGTAGATGGTGAGATCAAATACAAGCACTACACCTACAAGAAGTATAAGGAAGATATCGAATATCTCTTGTTTGGTGAGTTAGACGAGATCCCAGACGCAGTAGATGACCAGCCAGACGATGAGACACCAGCCACACCACTGGAGCTATTTAACACGCCAGACGGCAAGTGGTATGGAGAGGAAGCACCAGAGGTAGTTATCTGGCGCAGTGAGAATTGGTCAAAGAGAGCTTTCGATGAAAAGTATGCCCACCAAGAGGAGCTGCTTTGTAATAACTTCGCCAAGTGTGGCATGAAATACCAACCCAGATAAACCATGAGTGAAAACACAGAAGCTGCACCAGCAGCACCGACAACAGAAGCTGCACCAGCAGCAACCACAGAGACAACAGCACCAGCAACGCAGGATGTTTTCTCTGAGCCACAATCATCACCTAGTGGTGATTTAATGAGTCAGCTATACACATCCGAAGGTGGATTGGCTGAGAACTACACCGACTTGCTCAATGAGCATGGACTTGGTGATCTAACAAACACTGTAGCCAAATATAAATCCGCTGACGGACTGTTGAAGGGTGCAGCTAACTTGATCAGTTTCGCTGGCAAGAAGGTTGAAGGTGTGGTTGTTCCTGATGAGGGGGCAAGTGAACAAGAGGTCGCTGATTTTCGCAAGGCTATTGGTGTCCCAGAGTCACCCACAGCATATGAGCTGCAACCAGAAAACATGCCAGAGGGTATGGACTGGGATAGTGAGTTGGCTAGTGAGTGGAGCAACGTGTTTCATGAGGCTGGTATCAGCCAAGAGCAAGCACAAAAGATTTCACAAGCATACAGCGATATCACATCCAAGCAGCTTGAGCAAGCCAAGCAAATACTGGACACCAACGCTCAGACTGATATGGAGGCGCAGCGTGAGGCGGTCAAAAAACAGTGGGGTGACAAGTATGATCAAAACATGGAAGCTGCCGTCAATATGGCAACAACTGTTGGTTTTGATGTTGATTCTCCACAGGATATTGCAGCACTGCGAAATCCAAAGGTGTTGAGTATGCTTTTAGAGAAGCACGGGTCACTACAGGAGGGGAATATCCCCCGTGGTGGTCAACCAGTTAACACTGGGCAAGGCTTCAGGGAGCAAGCCAATGCTATTTACGCCAAGTATGGAGATATGGCACTAGCTCCTCCAGATGTGAGGGCAAAGTATAGTGAGCTTCGTAAGCTTTCAGCAATGGGATAGTTTCGGTGTTTACACCATGCTCCTCCTGTGTTTTTTCGTGTGTTCCGCACAGGGGGCGCAAAAAACTTGACATCACTTTAAATACACGTCAGAATGACCCCGCTAACGTATGTTGGTACTCATAGCTCACCCCCACCATCGGTTTTTTTCTTGTTCTTTCCTGATGGTGGGGGTGTTTGTTTAGTGTTCGTAGACTTGACAATGTAATTACAATCGTGGTAATTTTTATCTGTCCTACGGATACCATTCATCGTTTGCTGTTGACGGATAGCATTATTGGATGCCCAGAGCGACTTGAACACCATATCAAGCGACCCGACACATAGGTCGGATACTCTGAGCATGATTTGGTTCTAAACAAACTAAATTAACCAATAATAAACCAATGGCAATTACATCAACTGTACCAGAGCATTTTCCAACGCTCTATCAAGATGAATGGCGTTTAGAGGTGCAACAGCTTTCCTCTCGCCTTCAAGGTCTCGTTCCAGTCTACCCAGTCATGGGTGACTCACGCAGATTCAATAAGCTTGGCAAGATCAACAGTCAGGACATGACTGGACGCTTCCAAGATTCCGCACCCGCAGATGTTGACACAGAAATGCGTCATCTCTACGTTAACTTCAAGACCGCTGAGAACTTTGTCAGCCGTGTCGATAGCATCCGCTTAGGCGAGATTGACTCACCTCACTCATCCATCATGAAGTCTCACATGGCTGCTGCTGGACGTGACCGTGACCAAGCTATCATCGACATGCTGGGTGGTTCTGTCTATGAGGGTAAGAATGGAACTAGCGAAGTCGCATTCGACACTGCTAACTATTCTATCGCCAAGACATACCACTACGATGGCACAAGCGCAAACGTGGGACTCACTTACGACAAGATCGTAAATGCTCGCACCAAGCTTGGTCTGAAGAACGTAGCTGGACAAAATGTCGAAGGTGGATCTCCACTGGGCATGGTCATCACTCATGAGGAAATCGAAGATCTCCTCCACGATGACAAGTTCATTAACCGTGACTACCGCGCCAAGCTTGAAGAAGCTCAGTCTGGTAGCATTGTTGACGCATTTGGCTTCACCATCATGGCAGTTGATCCTGCTCTGATGCCAGTCACTTCTAACACCCGTGCATGTTATGCTTGGGCTAAGAATTGTGTCGCATTTGGTTATGCTGAAGATCCTCAGACCTTTGTGGATACCCTTCCACAGAAGCGTCATGATGTTCAGATTCGCTCCGAGTGGGCTTTTGGTGGCACTCGTCTTGATGACGAAGGTGTTATCCAGATCAATGTTCACCGTGCTTAACAACTAACTAAGGAGATAAAATATCATGGCTACATTTAATTCAGATATCTACGCAACACAATCAGCCTCTACTGGAGACAACCGTGCAGATGGTCGTTTGCTGTCTGGCAAACTTCGTGTCGCAAACGCAACATGGACGCTTGCTGGAACAGAGGCAGCTACTGATGTGGTTAACTTGGTTGAGCTTCCAAAAGGTTGCTTGATCGACCCATCACGCTCGTTTCTCCAAGCTGAAAATCCAGGTACTGCGCTTATCGTAGACCTTGGGTTTTCCAGT